GGACACATACTCAATGCCAGCGCCGAAGTCATTTGATAGCGCCCAGGTCGATCCGTCGAAAACCCACACATCGCCGTCACCAGCACTTATCCCCAGCCCTGCATACAGTTTCCCGTTGTAGACACAGAGCGATGATACAAACTCAATGCCAGCCCCGAAGTCGTTGGAGAGCGTCCACGTCGTCCCGTCGAACACGTAAACATCGCCGTCACCGGCATCTGTCCCTAGCCCTGCGTACAGCTTGCCGTTGTAGGCACAGAGTGAGGACACAAACTCAATGCCAGCCCCGAAGTCATTGGAGAGCGTCCAGGTCGTGCCGTCGAAAACGTATACATCGCCGTCATCAGCACTTGACCCCAACCCTGCGTACAGTTTCCCGTTGTAGGCGCAGAGCGAGAACACATACTCAATACCAGCGCCGAAGTCATTGGATAGCGTCCAGGCAACGGTAGATGTGAGAACCGCCGAAGCCTGCAGTACCCCGGTAACCGTGGCGTCCCCGCCCACGGTCAGGTCGCCGTCGATGTCTACATCGCCCTCAAATATGTTGGTCACTCCCTCAAAGGTATTATCCTCTTCCAGTAGCGCCAACGTCCCCGTCGCCGGGATCGTCACCGTCCGGTCCGCATTCCCCAGCACCCACGCCAACACCCGATCCGCCGATAAATTCTCCCCAGACACAACGATCAACTCGTGATCGCCCCCACTGTCCAGCAGCCGCAGCGCCGCCGCCAACGCATAGCCATCGACAACCGCATTCCCCTCTACAAAAATATCATCGCCGAAGGTCTGCGGGTCGGAAAACGTGTTCTCTTCCCCCAGGAGCGCCAGGCCACTGACGGCTACCCCGCTGTCCTCTACCGCGTTGGCATCGTCCCAACTTGCTACACGCCCCGCCGTCGGCGTGCCCGTCTTCAGCGCCAGGCCACTGACGGCTACCCCGCTGTCCTCTACCGTGTTGGCATCGTCCCAACTTGCTACACGCCCCGCTGTCGGCGTGCCCGTCTTCAGCGCCAGGCCACTGACGGCTACCCCGCTGTCCTCTACCGTGTTGGCATCGTCCCAACTTGCTACACGCCCCGCTGTCGGCGTGCCCGTCTTCAGCACCACCGCAGCGGGAATCTGCGATATATCAATCTCCGGATATGGCGCTTTCGCTACCCCCAACGCCAGGCCCACACCCCGGCTGTGGAAGAGCAACACATAAATGATCGCCCCCTCCGCAAACAGCTTGCCATCCAGCGGCCAGACGTCGATCAGACTGCCGTCCTCATCGGCAATATCAACCGAAAGCGACCCATCCACATTCAGCGCGATCACCGTAGCCAGGCGCAGCACAGCCCCCGTATCCAGGGAGGCACGGAAAAAGTTGTCATTGGCGAGATCATACTGCTCTTGAATATCAGCCAAAGGGCCACTCCCTCAAATCCAACTCCTGCCACAATCGCCCCTGCTCCCAGCTCTCCTTGATCCCCACCACCAGAAACGCCTTGCTGCTCCACCCAAAGGCACTTTCCGTCACCGTGATCTTGTCGTACAGTTCCAGCCCCAGATTGGCCCAACTCTCTAGCTTGGCATCCACCACCTGGCGTTCCTGGAAGTTGACCAAAGCGTCGCCGGTCTCTTCCCGCTTGGTATCGGAATTGAGAAACTGGCTGATTCTGGACATGGAGATCGGACGCACGCCAAGCAATCGAGGCCCTTCGGCCATATAAAAACTAACGCCATCTTCCGGGTCCAACGAGGATTGCCCATAAATGAACGCCTGGGAGAAACGCCGACCGTCCTCTGTCACCGCAGCACGGATCAACGGATGCGCCGCAGGCCCGTAGGCATAGGGCGTATACAACTCGCCATCGACATCATAGCCAGGCGCAATCGCCGAGCCGGTAAACTCATCCGGGCTGGGCACCAAATAGAGCGACCGCCTCTCTGCCAACCGCTGCATCGTAGATAAGAAATTTTCGCCAGGGCGCAGGTTCATCGGCGGCGCAGTGTAATCGGTCAGCGCCGAGTCCACAGCCAGCACAGGCACACCAGAGCGGGCGGCCGTCTGGTAAACCATACTTTCGTAGGTGTTGGTACCGTCAGACCCCAATACAACCGACATCCGGCGCACACGCTGAATGCCCAGATAGCCCACCGCATCATAGACAACCACAATCGTTTTGTCCGTCCATCGCTCCACGTCGGCCACCCAAAAGCGCAACGTCTGGCTGGATTCGTTGCCCTCCCTGTCCGACAGTGTGCGCGCCACATCCAACCGGTCCCCAGGCGAAATAGTGGGAACGGTAGCCGGGAAGAGGAGATCGGCCTTGCCCTCATGGTAAACGTATTTGATTGGCGTAAACGTCTCCACGCTGACTGTCTTTGGCGTACCCTGCACAACCATGCTGGAGCCGACAATATAGGCATAGCCGTCCACGTCAATCATATCCACCTGACGCACATAGGCCCAGGCGGGATAAGCCACCGGCTCATCCATGCTGGCATCATTGAGAAACGCCCCTAGCGCCACAACAGCCCCGCTATCGTAACCCCGTTCCGTCACCCAGGCCCGGGTCATCTCCCCACACTCCCTGATACGCACCCCGTCGTGCCCCATCCCGTTGAGGCCGCCCATCAGCCTGTCCAACTCTCTCTCGTCGACAAAACTGTCCAGATTCTGAAGGTACGTCTCGTAAACCAGTGCAGAGGGCCCGGTATTAAGCGCATATCGGAAAAAATAACAACTCAACGAATTGGCTGAGCCACGCCCTGCGATCCCCGCTGCCCGCCAACTATCGCTACTCGTATACTGCTCTTCCGTCCAACTGCCATCGTCCCAGCCAATCCAAGCACCGTCCGTACTCGTCCAACACAAAATCCACGCCCCGCCCTGGTAATCCTCGTCCCAATGCGCGTGCAGATGGTCCACACAGGCCCGTGTCGTCAACGTCACCGGCGATCCCCACGTCGCCCCCCAATTGCTGGATTCCCGGTATACGATCCCCGTCCCCGCCTGATCCCCCGTGAAGAGACGCAGCACGGTACCATCCGACGCCACAGCCAGCGCATTCGGGGACGAGGCGATCACCTGCACTGTAGCCGCAGGCGTACTCCAATCAGCCGCCACAGATGGGTCCGTGATCGTCTGCTGATTGACTACGGAGCCGGTATCCACCCAGCGCAGCACAGACCCCGACGCCAGCGCCCAGACCGCCATTGGCTGATCGTGGGGTAAATCACCGATCATATCCGGCTCCACGAGAACCGCCCACGTATAGCCAGGATCGTTGTAGGTCTGGCCCATCGTCGACAACGAACAAGAAACCCGAGCGCGAGGCGCACGGGCTTCTTGTATTGTGGTTTCGGTTTCGGTCAATGTTCTCACGGCCCAACCCATCCAGTCCGTTTCGCCAGCATCGCCCGCGCCACAGCCAGACAGCGATCCCCCGTGGCTTGCAACGCAGCCTCGGCGTCTGCGGCCGCGCTGGGGTCCTCGGCCAAATCCGCAATGCGGGAATAACAGGCGTGCCCAGCCGCCGCCAGCACCAGCAACGAATCATCCTCAACCGCGAAGGTGGTAGCCGCAGCCGAGTCCAACCCATTGAGTGTCTGCAATTTTCGGTAGAAGACACGCACCACGTCATCCACAGCCGGCAGCGCCTTGACATCGAGGAAAAGCGTAAACGCCCCCGCATTGTCAAAAACGCTCCACAGAATCCAATTGGGGGGATATTCCGGGTCCGCAGCCACATAGGGGAACCAAACCCGCTCCACACCGATCAACCCGGTCAAGCTGGACAAAGCTACTTCCCGCGCAGCAGCAGCCAGGGTAATCGTGCCGATGGCGCGCTGTGGCCGCGCCAAGCTATACTCGTGCAACGCCAGGCGCAGCCCCTCATCAATCGTACCCGTGGCCCAGATCGTATTCGTGGCATCCACCAAATACGCCTCGACCCTATCCCGCAGCGTGGTCAACGTCGCAGAACTTGGCACAGCCTACCCCCGTGACCGTTTCTTGGCCGGTAGAATTTTCCCAGCCAGCGGCACATCCGAAAAAGCAACCACATTCCCGCCCACAAATGCAGGCGACACGGCTTCTACAGGCAACTCTCCTGCTTGTTCTTCTTCTGCCCGTACATCGTCCAACCGAAAACAGCCAGGCGCATCAGCGCACAGGAAGGCCGCCCGCTCGGAGGTCACTTCCAGCACATCCTCCCGCGCATAGCGGTCTCCCGTAGCCGTATTGTGGTAGGCAGCCGTACAAATCAGCCGCACAGACGCCGCCCTGAGCTTGTCGAAGGGTGGAGTTGTCATAGCTTTCTCCAGGTGAAGGAGTCTACCTGTGTATACCCCTGGATGAAGTTGTCCCAGGCCGCGCTATGGTCAAAATGTTGAGGATAGGCCGCCGATGGTCCCCATGTGTTATGCACGGTCAACAGGCCGCCCGGTTTCAGGCAGCAGTCCAGCGTTTTCAACACCCGCCCGATCTCGTCCGGGTGAATATGCTCCAATACGTCGATGGCCACCACCCGATCATGTCCATCCGCCGCGCCGTGCAGCCCCTCCACTACGCGCACACAATCCAAACCCAGCCGCTCAAAACGCCAGCGGGCAAAGTCCAGCAGCACCCCCGGCACATCGCAGTAAGTGACATCGTTGCCATTCACCAGCAGCATCTCGCTCAGGGTGCCCAGCCCGCCGCCCAACTCCAACACCCGTTCCCGGCGCACATCGCGCAGCCCAGCCAATATGCGCTGAAAGAGGGGCGAACAGTTCCACTTGATCAAGTCATACAGGTATTCAGGCGTCCTGCCATAGAACGCCCGCACCTGGTCAGGGGTGGACGGCGACGCCACCAGCCAGCGGTCAGCCACCGGCAGCCCGCCTTGCAGCGAACGCCCGTAGACGGTCTCAGGCTCTTCTTTGGTATATTCGGCCACCAACGCCGACAAATCACGCTGGGCCTGCCAAAATTGGGCATAGCGGCTCAAATCCGCTGGCTTCTCCTGGCCGCTTTCCACCGCCAGTTTGCGATCGTAGTAATCCACCATCGTATCCCAGCCGGTCACAATGTCGGACACATGCCCAATCTTTAGCCGGGTGGACATCCCCAAGCGAGCGCCCACCCCCTGCGCACGCTGGCAGAAGGTCACATCTTCGCCCATGTCCTTTTCGAATTCAAACCAGTACGTGTAATCCGGCCCATCCTCCGCCAGCAGCGCCTCAAAGACCCAGCGCCGGATCATGCAGAAATGCAGGGAAACCGCATCCACAGGGTAGATGTAATCCCCATCCAGCGGCAACTGAGAAAGCATAAAACGCCCCCGTTGCGCTTCGATGCTTTGCGGCTGATCGGGCATAGCCACCAGATACATAGGTTCGGGCGGCCAGCCCCGCTTTACCGTGAAGGCTTGCAGGATGTCGTACTCCTGCCCTTCAACGTCCGAGCGCAACTCTTCCAGCGCCCCCGCCCCAAAGACAGCATCCGAGTCAATGAAGCAGAGCGTGTCACACTCGCTTTCCAGAAAGCGCCGCACCAGGATATTGGCGGCTTTGTGCATAATCTTGGAGTGTACACAGTCTCGGCCATCCCCGGCGCGCATCCCGGAGACAGCCAGGCCGATCAGACTCTCACACGTCTGCGCAGGGAGATAGGGCTGATAGCGCGTCGCCACGTACACCTTGCCCCAATCTCCCCGCACATTGTACAGCTTCTGTCGCATAGCACCCCCTTCTATCAATCAGGGTTGAAACGCACATAGAGCGTAGCGTTGAACTCGATAGTCGTAGCCGCCAGCGTCGTCGTAGTCGTCACGCTGATCCCCAGCCGCGCCCCCGCTGCAAAGGTATGCTGCCTGGCGGTGGAGACCAGCCCCGTCGAAGTCAGCGTATTGGTCACACTGTCGATCGTGGCAGTCGGCCCCCCCACCAATTCCGTTCCTGCGCTGTGAATACTGGCAATCACGGTCCCAGCGCTGGGTGCAGCGTTGCCATCCAACGACACCCCCACCACGCTACCGGCATAGGGCATCCCCATCAGGGTCACGCCCGCCTGACCAAAGGGCAGGTCCGTATTGGTTAGCGCCGTGTCCAGATTGGCCGTAAAGAACGGCCCCAGCGCCACCACCGGCCCATACTTTTCATGAAACATGCTAGGCATTTGTAGATCTCCATTCGTTCCAATTCGAGAGAAAACACAAAGAGAACCGGGAAGACTTAGTAACTAATCCCGTGCACGCCCGCGGTGTGTGTGGCGCTGCTGCGCGTACCACGGCAGCCAATCGCCATACGGAAGCTGGCCACCATGATGAACTGCCGTTTCTGAATATCCCGATCCACCTCGATCAGCAACTCACGCATAAAGCCCACGCGCCACATATCCCGGTGAAAAATGGCGATCTGCCCTTCGTCGTTGTTGGCCCCGGTAGCCGAGACCTTGCCGTCATCCTCAGCCAGCGCCATAGACTCCGAAGCGATCACCGAGATACCGGCGTACTTCATCAGTTCGCCGGTCAGGATCGTGGCCTTCGGTCCAAACTTGTCAATCGTAGCTACATTGGTCAGGCCCAACATGGACAGCACATAGGTCTTGGGATTGGTCACCATCACCAGCCGATCCACCATCGCCCCATACTTGCCCAGCTTGCCAATTCCTGTACGAAGCAGGGCATCGGTCAGGGTAGTGCTGACATCCGCGCTCTGGTTGGTGTTGTCCACGATGTAGAGATGGCGGATGCCGTCCTGTCCGTCGCTCAGGTAATACGAATCATCAGGCGGGTTCGAATCGTCCAGATTGATGTTGCCCGTAGCCGCATCGGTGGAATCAGCGTTAAGGGCAAAGGCGTCCATCTGCTCGGCAGCAGAGCGTGTCACTTCAGCCCGCCAGGTGGGTAGCTCGGCAATCACGCCGTCCTCATCCAGGTCGTAACTCCAAGCGAAGGGTAGGACCTGCTCCGTCACTGTCAACCGAGACGAGGCCGTGGTCGGGTCACCCTGGCTGGCTGCGGTGTTGGCGCTGCCCTTACGCCAAGTACCGATAGTCAACAAAGGCGAGTCGTAGGGGTTACTGGTCATGGCCACGTGGGGCAAAGAGCCGACAACCTTAGACGCCAGAAACGCGTCGCTCCAAATGCTGGCCGCCATTTCGGTAGGCACCCATTCATCCCCACCCCCCACAGTGGTAGGCCCAAGCGCATTTTGCACAATCTGGGTGAGTTCCGCCGAAGGCAGGCGCACCTTGCCCCCGCCCATCCCAGCCGCCCGGCGCAGGAAGTTGTTTACAAAGACCAGATCATCCACCTGCTGGCCCGCAAACCGGCCCTTTTCCACCACCCCCCGGCTGGGCACACGGAAGCCAGGCGGCCCCACCAGTTCGCCCTTGTAGACCGGCCGGTTGCGCTCAACTTCGGCCAGGCGTGCGCTGACCTGGCTATCGGCCGCCTCCTTGACCACGGCGATCAGCTTGTCCACGTCCAGCGTCGCAGTATCACCCGTGGCCTTATGCGACTGCACCAGCGCGGTCAAATCCGCCATCTGCTGGTTAATCTTCTCTACCGCTGCATCCATACTCATGACAAAAGCTCCTTTACTACAGAAAGATAGTCCGACACAGACTGCAAGAACAGCCGTTCGCTGCGCTGAGCCTCACGGCTCTGCAACTGCATACGCAGCGCATCGGCATTGTTCGGTATAGACACGATGGAAAATTCCACCATCTCCCACTTTGTGAAACGACGCGGGCTGAACCAGGAATCACCATCCCCCTTCAGTTCCACCCATTCCAACGGCAGAATCCCAATCGACACCGCATTGAGAAAGCCCCCACGCCACAGCCCGTGAATCTCGTCCGCCCGCGCCGACATCCCGGACGGCGCAAACTGAAACCGAGCCGCAATCCCATGCGCCAGCTTGTCCAGGGCCAAGCATTTTGCCACCGGAGGTTCGCTGTAGTCATGCGACCAGGGCACGATCGGATTTTTCATGTACCCATCCAGCAACCCGCCAGCCACCTCGATACTGTCGCCCGACCGCATCACGCCATCGGTCATCACCATAGCCTGGTAGATTCCAGCATCCACATCCAGGGCATTGCTCTCCACGTTGAAAGCCGAGCGCACCAGGTCAAAATCATTTTCAGCCACAGGAATCACCTCACAGTCGCAAAACTCATGAAACGGCGGCGACGGTTGGTCGCCGTCGTCATAGTCGCCATGCTCCACATAGGGAGCGCATATTTCGCAATAACGGGGACCGCTCACGACACGCCACTTCATACGTCTCCCCCGCTATCCCCATCCTGCCAGTTCCAGCGGTGACGCAGCGGTTCATCTCCCCCCACCACGTCGCCCACGCCCAGCCCCAGCGTCTTGTCGATCACGTTGAAGGGCACGCCCATACGCGAGAGGGTGAGCGCATCCTTCATCTGCACAGCCGCAGCCCGACGCAACGCCCACACCCGGGAGACGTCCGTTTCCACCTTTTCACCCGGTCCCAGCAACCCCCCACGCCGGAAAAAGTTGGTCAACCTGCTATCTCGGAAGTTGATCAGGTTGATCAGGGTCAGCGACCACAGCACCCGTTCTGCTGTGTCGAAGTTCTCATAGGTGTTGTGCCCAAAGCCCATGATCTCGTCTGGCACACCGTAGATCGCCCCCACTTCGTCACGGCTCAATTTGCGCTGCTCCATCCACTGCGAATCACCGCGGGGGAAGGAAAAGGTCTTGATATCGGTGATCCCCTCTTCCAGCACAATCGGCCGGTGCGCATTCAGCGCCCCCCCGAACTTCTGCGACAGCCGGAATTCAATTTCGTCTCGCTCCATGGGGGTAATGCCCTGAGGCGCAATCACCGCATAGTCAGGCCGCGCCCCATTGCCGAAAAATTGCCGAGACCAGACCTGGACCAGCTCATCGATCACCACCGACAACCGCACCGCCCCCGTCGGCGAAACGCCCCGGTAGGGCTGTAGCGGATTGTAGAACTTGAAATGGAGGAACTCCTCCGGACGCAGGGTGTAGGCGTATTGCTCATTGGGGAAGAGGCGGTACTCGGCCACCTTCCAATACCGCCGTCTGCCTTCGTCCGGGCGCACGTGGAAGGCGTCGGGTTGCCGTGGATACCACTCGGCGATCTGCCCGTTGCGGCTGGCCACAAACTCCAGCCCATGCTCCCCGCCCAGCGCCATATCCGTGGCCCACCAGCGCCACACGTCGCTACTGTCCATGTCGGGATTGGGCATATCCAGCAGCGCATTGAGAGGATGCGTCACTGCTTCCCCGCCCCGCGTTACCCGCAACACCAACGGCGCAATCGAACTGCCCCACACTCCCACGGCTTTCTGTGTCCAGGCGTGGTAGTTGTAGCTATCGCTGGCGCTCTGAAATCCGCCCGATGATTGCGCCGCATCGTCCGAACGCACAGACAGCACATGCTCACGGTTCGCCAGATCGGGGTACTGCTCAAATAGACCGGCCACCACCCGACCGAACCGCCACCGCGCCACGTTAACCAACCGACTGAACCAATTCATCTACGCCGCCTATCTTCGCATGCGCAACGACACCCAGTAACGCAGAGCATCCACCGCATGATCGTTCCCACCCAAAGGCTTTTCGTCATCCCGCCTGCTGGCCCCCGTCGCCGGATACTGGTAGCCGTCAGTCATTTCGGCGATCAGATTGACACAACGCCGATTGACCTGTAACGTCCGCACCCCCTGGCCGTCGCACACCAAGCGCCGCACCAGCTTGATACCTTCCACAATCCCCAGCGCCGGGGATCGGGCCGCGACCCCCGCCTTGCGAAAATGTTCCCGCAACGCCACCGCTTCCGGCGAACCCACCGCCAACGCCGGCAGCCCCCATCCCCTGGCCTTGCACAAATCCACGATCTCACCCACACACACCTCTTCCAAATGCTTCGAGTGATAAATTTCATCTGCCACCAGCAGCCGTGTCCCACTGCGCTGCACCACCAGAATCGCCCGTGGATCCACGTAGCCGTCATCGTAGGCCAACTCCACCGGCTGGTTGGGGTCCGGTTCGTCATCGGTCAGATTGTCCTGGTCAAAGTCCGCATAGACAACCCCCTCCGACGACACCCACTTCCCCGCCGACAGCCGAGCGCCCAGCGTACCCGTCAACAGCCCCAACGTAGCCAGATAATCAGCCGGGTTGTATCGGTTGTCACCTACCCCGCTCACATGCAGGCTGGCAGATCCCCCCACAATCAGCCGCTTATAAATCCAGTGCCCAGGCCCAGCCGGATTCGTAGAAAGAATTACCTGACGCCAGTCCGCAGCCTTGCCACGCATACGCGCCAGAATCTCGTCTAAATCCGCCTCAACAAAGCGGGTAGCCTCCTCCATCCACACAATGTCCAGCGCCCCATCCGGCCCAATCGAACGAATGTGCTCACGCTGGGCTTCGTCAGCCATGCCCCCATAGACCAGCACCGAACCATTGCTATACTCAAAACGCCGCGCCGTGCGATGATGTCGCACCGTCGCGCCCTGGCCCATTACCTGACGTTCCAGGAAGAGCAGCGTGCTATTCACCATACTGGTCAAGGTCTTGCGCACCACCAGCCCAGCGGCCCCCGGATAGTGCAGCAAATACCCGTGCACCTTCTCCGCAGCCAATCGACTTTTCCCACCCCCCGCCGATCCAGTCAGCAGCAGCAGCAGACTCTTGTCACGCCAGGCCGCTACCTGCCAGTCCAACGGGCGGAACGTAGCTATATTAGTGTTTGGCATCCCAATCCTCAGGGGAGATGGAAATATAGGTCTTCAGTCCAGGCGGCGCCACACTGCCCACAATATCCGTCGCCTCTCCCATTTCCAATCTCTCTCCCTTCAGCGTATCAAAGAACAGCAACCGCAGAGACCCCAACACCGAACGGGCTATCCCTGTATTCTCCGCGCTCGACATCATTACCGGAGACCCATCTTCATTCAGAACGGGCGTTCCATCCGCATTCAACACGGGCAGCAATTCATTCAATTTAGCCAGATTTGCCGCCAATATCGCTGCCCAGCTTTGCTCTCGAATTTGACCCAGCAGATACAGCCGTCGCTCACGGGCTTCCCGTCGCCTCTCCTCTTCCTTGGCCCGAAGACGATCTCGCTCGACAACATCCCACGCCTCGGCCCTGGCTTGCCACTCCCAGACCCTGTAGTTGCGCCACCAGGACGCCCCTGCCCGCCCGCCCACCTTTTCTCCATCGAGACGAAAAGCAGCGTCCACACTCCGACCAGGCCCAAGCAGGCGATATAACTCAAAACGGCCATACCAAATGGATGGCTCACCAGGTTTGCGATCCCACTCATTCGACACCGTACCCCTTCCGTTCTCTCTTGGCTGCCATGCGCAGATCTGCCCTCATATCTCCCTCTTGCGTCTCCATGTATTCCAGCCGGTGCCGCAGATCGGAGAGTTCTTTGCCCAGGCGCACTACATCGTCAATCAAACCGTTTTTCTGCACCTTCAACTCGGCGATCTCTTTGCGCAGTACATCCGTGTCGATATGCCACAGCACACGGTAGATCAACATCCCCAGGAGTACACCCAGACCGAACACAATAGCACCCGCCAGAATCACACCCAGAAACGTCACATCCACCATGCCCGAACCCCCAATACAAAAAGCGCAGAGCCGCCCACCATCTGGGCAGCCCCGCGCTTATCGTCTGTCGGGCCATCATTCTAATTCGATTCTAACCACCTACCGCCTACGCCCCCCATCCACAAAGCGTACCGATTCCCCCACCACCGGACTTACCCCCACCTGTGTCACCCGCCCCTTCTCAATTTGCGCATAACACCAGACTTGAAAATACCCATCTGGCGCATGGGACACGCTACGGGCGATCAGCGCATCGATAGCCTGAACAGTCCTTGTGTCGAGAAATTTGGGGGAAGGACTGTCCAGACCATCGACCATGCGATACTCCAGGGAAAAGGAGAAAGGAACACAAGGACAGTGTATAGCACAATTGTTCCTGCGTCAAGCAGATTTTGATAGCAGGAGTTGCGTCACGCACCAGGCTGATCGTTACTAAGCTCGGTAACATTCTGCCTGGTCAGTGACACCCGTTACCCACCCAGGGTTACACTCCGGACACAGGCACGCCGGCAGCGTAACGGCGACGATGGGCACGAGTGCGGCAGGCTCCTCGTGCATAGGTCTGGGCCGCACGCACAGGACGGCCACAGCCACAGGCGCAGGGTTTGGCGTCGGAGATGCAGCCGAGTTGGGCCACGGCCACAGCCAGCGCCCGCGCCATCGGCAGCGGCACACCATTGCCCACGGCCCGGCGTTTGGCCGCACCCGTGAAGGTGGGCAGGTCGAAATCTGCGGGTAGCCCCTGGGCGGTCACAAATTCCAGCCAGGGCGTTGTATCATCGGTGGCGGTGATGGTGGGCGTCAGCGTGTTACGTGGCTCAGCGCCGTTGCGGTCGAGGAGTAACACCCGCCCGTGTCTGTCTCCAAACTGAATATGCCTCAATCGCCGCTGCTGCATCCCGAATTCATGCGCCCACACATCCAGCCGCTGGAAAGAATAGCCGTCGATGGGATTGTCCGGCGCACGCTCTACATTTTCGAGCAGCCACCAATCCGGTTGCGCCTCTACCACCACGCGGCGGTACTGGGCCAGCATAGCGACGCCGTTGCCGGTGGGTGGTAGCCCATTGCGCCCGCGGCTAAAATCTGGGCAGGGCGGGCCACCAATCACGCCGTCGAATTTGCCCGTAGGCGGGTGGAACCCGCAGATGTCGCCGCCCCAGATGAGATCGGGGCCACGCACAACACAATGGCCGACATCTTCGAAGCCACGGCCTAGCAAATCAATCCCCGGAAATATCGACAAAACGAACATAGGTGTTACTCCACGTGGGTGTTACTCCGCTGCGGCGTTACACATCGAGGGGAAACGGCTGCCGGTCAGTGACACTCTCCCTCTCCCTATCATCCCACCGCCCCGGCATCTTCCCCCCATGCCGAGGATCACCCGCCCATCCCACATTGCGCCCATCCACCGTCTCCATAATCACCGGCGCACCCGCACGCAACAGAAGATACTCGGCCCAGCGCGCTTGATGCTCAGGAACGTGTACCCAAATCTCTTCACTGTTGAACCCCCGGCCATAGTTGTCTACATGGTAGGAATCCAGAACGGCGCGCACCTCATTCAGTGACCACGGTCGAACCTCTGCATTTTCTTCCCACCAGTCCGATTCGGGGGAGGGGAGTGCGATCCGGTGGCCCACTATATCGCCAGCCCGCCAGCCCCTCACCAGCCCTTCTAGCCAGTCCAGAACATTCACAGCACCCAAAAAATCATCTACCGCACCCCCCCAACCGCTCATCACTTCCCCCCTCTCCCTTTTGCCTTCCCCTTTTGCCTTTTGCCTTCTCTCCCCCACCCCTACGCACCCCACCCCACACCGCCCCTACCTCTGGGCTGGTACATTCTGGAACGTCCGTTCCACCCGTACCAGCGTTGCCAGTGTGACCGGGTGTCCCAGTGTCACCGAGCCTTGAATTTGCGCCACATCGCCGGGTGTGCCCTGGCATATTCAGCCGTGTCCGCCAATCGTTGAATAATTGCCCGTGGGTCAACGTCGGTGAAGAGATTGCCGTCATGCACCCCGGCCAGCATAGCCAGCGCCCGTGCCCACCCCCACCGCCGCTCTCCCATCCCCAACGTATTTTTCGCCTGTCGTCTGGACGGTTGCAGACCGCTGCATTGCAGCGCATACAGCCCCTTGGCATCCAACTCCGCACGCTCCACCAGCCAGCTATAGGTAGGCTTCTGTCGGCGCACATTCCTGCGCAGCTTGTCCACTTCCAGCCGGTTCTGAGCCAGGTCTACCGCCATCCGTGACAGCCGAGCGTTGAGCCGTACATTCTCTGCGCGGAGTTCCTCTAGTAGCATAGAGGATGTGTCAGCCGTACGGTAGCCATTCAACACCCGGTCAAGAATTGCGGTCATCGTCCACCCCGTTCGCTGAGTTTGTCGAAGTGCCCAGATATTGTGCCCGTGCAATTTCGAGATAGGCAGTCAACGCCATTTTCTTCAGTTCATGGGTCTGGGTCAGTTCCATTTCTCGCAGGCCAGCCGCCTCATCGATGCGGTGACGCTCCACGCCGTTCCTGCTATATTCGTGTTCATCCTTATTCATCCGCCAATAGGTGACCGCTGTGGTCAGCCCAAACCAGACCAGCAGATACGGAAATGTCAGCCCCAACAGCCAGACCACGCCCACACCCAACACCAACCAGACCACCGAGAAGGGCAGCAACCGCCACACAAGACCCTTGCCCCGTGTGATGGGGGTAGCGTACTCCTCACCGCCGCCCGTCCCATTGTAGAGCGCCGGGTCCACCGTTACCAGATGACCGCCCACCCTACCAGCATCCTGCCCGGCCAGACTCTCTATGGGGAAATCCAATCCGTCACCGGGTAGCCAGCGGGTGTTGGGGCCAGTCACAGCCCCCCGCTGGTGGGCGTCCACTTCCACACCGCCCCCTGCCCGGGTGTGTGGTCGCACTTGCACAATCTGTCTGTTTGCCATAGTATTCCTTTGTTCGTTCCGTGGTGGGTTCGGACATGAGAGGCGCAGCCCACGGGGGGGGCACGCCTCTCTTTGTTTTTTTATCTACCGCCTGGACTACAAATCTCATCTGTCAACAACTCCACCAATGCACCCACCAACTCCCCAGCCGCCCGGTGCATATCCCCCGCCTGGTGCACCCATCCGCTCACGGCGATAGGGTCCGGTTGCTTGTTGGGTCTGGCGCTCAGATCATAAAGCGACCAGTACAAGTTGGCGGCAATGATGTCTATCGTCTTGATAGCCGCCAACGCTGCCTCTCTTGGGGAGACGTACAACATAGGCGCTTCGGCATCCGTAGCAGAGCCAGGCAGAGACGGGGATGCCGGCGTGCAGGCCGGTGACAGTGGTCTTGATTCCGTCTGTGCGGTGACAGCCGGGGGCTTCACATCTGACTGGTTTTTCGTTACGGGCTGACATTGCATGGTTCCTCCTGTTGATAGACGATCACGCATCCATCTCTTGCCGCAAAAAAATCACATTTACCGCATGTTTCAATATCCAGGGTGCCCGCTCATTGGAGAGCATCACGGTTGTGCAGAGCTTGTTTGGCTGAATACAGAACGACGCAATCATGGGAAGACTGTTGGCTCCACATATCGCAATAATTTTATCCATCAGCGGCGCAATTTCGTTATCGTAGACGCTCTCCAGGTCAAATGTCACCGGCTTTGCTGCATTCCCGGCGTGGTTGGTGATATAAGGTACACGGTCTTCCATCTTCTCTCTCCTTTGGTTTCAATCGCCGTCGCTCATTGTCAGCGCAGACGGCGCACAAATCACGGACTACTGGTTTGCCGTGGAATGTCCCCACGGTGACAGATGCAATCGGGTTGTGGATGCCTGGGTAGTGGCAGGCATCACAGAGTTTGGTCATGGGTGGGCCTCGTAGCGGGCCACGACTCTGGCCCAGGTCTCCTGCATGATTTTGATTCGCACAGAGCGCAGAGCAGCGCCGTTGTCGGGCTGGGCGGCGGGTTTCTGCTTGCCGGGTAGGATGGTGATAGACCTCGGCTTGTGCTTGTTGCCGTTCAGGTCCATCTCCCGCAGGATTTGCCCCACACGGGACCCCGAAATCTGGAGATTCCGCCCAATCTCGGCGTTGGATAATCCCTGGCCGTGCATGGTACGCACGGCTTCCCGTTGGGCGTCCCGTTTCTCAGCTACGCCTTTGTGTGTGCCTTTGCCGCCCTTGCGCCCGGCCATCTGCGCCTGAAGAAATTTATCTTGGGCGGGAAGATTCAACTCCTCACGCAATCGGCGTATGGTTGTACGGTTTGCCTGCATCTGTTTTGCGATCTGGTTGTCGCTCATCTGTTCTGCGTGCAGTCGCCGGAGTTCGTCATGGTCGATTGGTTTTCGTTGGCGTGGCATGTTGTCACCCTCCCTATCGCACAACGAGATCGGCATATTCGCCCCAACTATCCGAAACCCACTTACTCTCTGCCCCAAAATGCCGCACCCACAGCCCAGACTCTCGATCGGCTTCTGTCGGATTGGCCGCAGTAAAGCCCTTGCGGAGGCGGTTGATCAACGCACCCGTACTGGACACTCTACCCGCCGCCATATCCCGCCGCCATGCAAAAACCTGCCGCTTTATCTCTTCCGACGAACTCCCCGCAGCCAGGTCAGCAGCCAACAGCGGAGCAATGCCTATCTCGTCATCGGTGAGCAACTTATAAGCAGCGTTCTGGGTGTTTGTTTGTTTGTTCACAATTTCCGAGAGAGATAATGTAGGATCAACAAACAAACAAACATTATTCCTTATATGTAGCGGTTTTTTCTGCGCGTGTACGCGCAACTCTGCGCGTGTACGCGCAATTTCGGGGTTTTCCCCATCTTCATCCGGGGCCACAATTGCGCGTGTACGCGCAACTTCCGCCCCGATTGTTGCGCGTACACGCGCAATTTCCGAGTTGTCCACATCCACCGGAGGCCACGCCAGAAACGTAACATAAATCCAATGATTCGTTGTGTAGTGGATAATTCTGGCATCTTGCAACTCGGTCAGATGGCGGCGGATGCTCCGATCACTGGTCACGTCGAACAGCACCCGCACGGCACTGTAGGTCGTGTGGATGCTGCCGTTGTCGTCACTGGCAAGCTGTAGCAAGCTCTGGGCATTCTCTGTCGTCGTTTTGGGTAATCGAGCCGCTTCGATAGCGGCAGAGGCAATACTGCGATACACATCGGCTCCTTTCTGGGTTAGGTCAGGTTCGTGTTTTCTTCAGGGAGTTTGGGGTTTGCCAGACGAAATAGCCACGATAGTGGGGGGGAAATATCTCTCCGGTCGGACGTTTCCCGGCAACAAGTATCAGCTCCTCTTCCTCTTCCTGCATCATCGCCGCCTCTTGCTCCCGTTTTCGGATACGACGGGCCTCCTCGTTTGCCTCTGGCGTACCAAATACCAATTTCGTAGCCAATGGAAATCTCCTTTGCAATATGGTAGACTGAGGGCGATCTGTCCTGGGGAGTTCGGATCGCCCCCAGCCTGGGTATGGTGCTATGCCATTACTTCGGGTTGGGGGGAACACTTGTGCAACATCTGGAAGACGTAATCGAACTATTCTTGCGCTCAAAAAGCGCCGAGGGACTAAGCGATCGGACCTTGACCTGGTACCGGGCCAACCTGAACGCCTTTGTGCACTTCTTGCAGCGGGCCGGAATCAACGGCTCCAACTGGCTCCACGCCGGGACGCTAGAAGCCTTTCTTGTCAGCGAACGGGAACGAGTCAGCCCCAGCACAGTGGCCGCCCGTTTCCGCGCCCTGCGTCCGTTTTTCTCGTGGCTGGAGGATCACCCCGATTTTAGGATACCATCACCCATGCGGCAGATGAAGCCGCCAAAAGTGCCTCATGCCCAGCCCCGCCAAGCCAGCGGCCACGCCGTGGATCGTCTGCTGGCATCTATTCCGCTGGGAACGTGGATAGATCTACGGGATCGGCTGATTGTGACCGTGCTGGACTGTTGCGGGCTGCGGGCTGCGGAGGTGTGCGGTCTGGCCCTTGCCGATTTTGACTTTGACGAGGAGATATTGATCGTGCGAGAGGGAAAAGGCGGCGACGATCGACCAGTGCCATTCTTGCCAGAAGTAACTACCGCCCTACGTGCTTTTCTGTTGCTCCATCCCGGTATTCCAGGTCAAACCCTCATGCTCTCCGCAGACGGCGGCAGCCTGGGCACGGATGGGGCGCTCACAGTATCAGGGTTGCGCCAGATGTTGTCTCGGCGCTGTGCAGCCGCAGGGTTGCCCTACCTGAACCCTCACAGCTTCCGCCACGGTCTCGCCATGCGCCTCTTGAATCGGGGTGCGGATATGTCCCTTGTGCAGGCCATCCTCGGCCATTCCCGCATCGCCACCACCCAACAATTCTACGCCCGCTGGCTTGTAAGTGGACTCAAAAAACAGTATACTGAGGTCATGGGCCGGGGCAGATAGCAGACACGTTGACAACTGATCAACATCTGTGCCCCTGTTTCCCGCTCGTTCACAGCCAGGCACAGAAGATGATTGTGGATCAAGAGGTTACGGGTTCGAGCCCCGTTAGGCGCCCTGGCCTGACTGACTGACTGGGTACAACGATTCAGTTGGTAAGGTGCTTTCTCAAATCGCCGTCGTCGCTCCTTCTGCCAGGAAATCAGCGGCGGCGGCGGTTCCATTATCGGCGGTCGGGCTGGTTGATACGGTATTCGGCTTTATGGAAAGCCTCTTCGTCCATCTGGTTCAAACGAATCTCCAGTCCCTGTCGCACAATCTCGGCCTGGGGAATCCCCGTTTCCTCACTGTGCTTTGTCAGTCGCTCGATCATCTCCTCTGGAAGATGGATACTGATTCTCTTCATAGTTGCTCCTGTGCTGATGTATGCCGACCGACACACAGAGATAGCGTACACCCATTCTATTTTTCTGTCAAGCACCAATTTTGGAGGAAATCATGCGACGACGTGACCCATACTCGGTACGTGCAGTTCGTAGTCAATTTGGGTTGGTCGGCTGGGTGCTAGTGCTGGGTGCATTGTGGGGTGGTCTTGCGTGGCTGCTGGGATGGTGACACCCACCTACCCGCCCCAATCCCAATACACCGTCTTTGCCCCCACCCCCACCCCCATCACTACCAGCGCAGACGGGAACGGTGCAGCGTTCGGCTGGCCCCCAAACCGTAACCAACCCCGCAGAAACCGCACCTCCCAGCACATCACGTAATCCCACCACCAGCGCGTATCCGTGCGCGCTGGGACCAGACAGACCACCGTAGCGCCCCAGCACAACGGAGCCAACGACGCCCGCTGCATCCACAATCCGATCTGCCTGCCATAGGGCGGATTCATCCAACAGACACCCGTCCAGGGCTTGGAAAATGCGTCATCTTCGGGGGTGTAGTAGCGTGAGCATTTGGCAGAGGACGGCAGGGCGCAGACATCCAACGTGAAATCAAATTCAGCGTTCACCGCGTCAAAGAAGTCTTGTGGTGTGGCCCAGGTGTCTTTTGCAGAGGAGAAGTGGATGTTGTCCATTCACTTGCTAACCAATTTCAGGGCGTACAGGCAGATCGCCTCGCCCACCACCAATGTCACAAACCCAGCAAAAAAACCGACCCGCCCCCACGAATCGAAAGCAATCACTCCCCAATACACAATCGTTCCAATACCAGACCCCAACAACACGACCCCCAACAGCATCCACAATTCAGCCTTGCTCATATACTCTCCTTCCGAAACCGCATCGCCGTCCATAGCCACCATTCTAGCACGCATGTTCCCCGCAACAAACCAAAAAAAATAGGCTTGCACTCCCAGAGTGCAAGCCTGTTTTCGGCGAAGCCGGTGTCGGTACAAATGCTTGGCGGCGGTGTGCCGACTTCGCCATCCTATTACCAGGGCTCCGAGTTTCCTTTGAATGGAAGTCCCGTTGTCCGATGATCCGATTCTACCACGCCCCTACACGCCAGTCAACCGCCTTCGCACGGCCCAACCCCGACATCCACCCCATCGGCAGCGTAACCACAAACCGTAGATGATGCCCGGTGAATCGGTATAACGAGAGGATATAGCGACCCTACGGGCACGCTATATCCTACGTTATACCGATTTCCCTATTTGCCTTGGCCAGACCAGTCGGGGTCTATGTAGTGGATTGCCCGCCACGCCACACATTTTGCTACTTGACACCTGCGTTATTTCGTGCTACCGTTGCGTTATGCCATCGAAGAGCATAACGCAAATCACGCAAAGGAGCAATACCATCCATGCAACCTGAACTATTTTCTACCTACGTCGACAAAGCAACATCGTTCCAGGAAGTCAATAGAATGAATGTGCAAGTAGACGACACGATACTCTACCTTCAAAAATTCGTAGCCCTTGCGCAAATCCCAAACGGCCCCACAGTGAAAACAACTGCATTTTTAGCATATTCTCCCGTCACAAACACCATCTACTACTACAAAGAGGGATGACATGTACAACATCGTAGCAGAGAAAGACGGTAGCTTCACCATCAAGCTGCCCAACCGTTCCGCCCTGCTCCAATTCCTGACCGCCATCCCCCAGGCCCAGCCCGAAGAGACCTACATCACCAACGCCCAGGCCATGCAGATCGCCCAGGAACGAGGCCTCACTCTGCCCGCCTCTACTCTCATCAGCGCATGCAGCCGGGGCACCATCGAAGGCGCTCAGAAGCAGGGTGGACGGTGGAAGATTCCCCAGCACAGCTTCATGCGTTGGCTATCCAAAGAACACCCCGACGAAGAGGCGGCGTTGTGGGGCGAGAGCGGACACTGAGCCGCCAGAATCCGCAACCATCCCCACCCGTGACGCCCCGCCAGTACGCAGGCATCTGACAGGAACGATGCACGGCACAGCGAAACATGGAATCTGCCAGGGTACTGCTTCTTTGGTTGCCGCTGTGCTGTGCGCCGGTGGGTCTGGTTTGTGTCCGGAATGTTCTCGCCCCTCTTGGGTCAGCGCTTGGGCTGTGACAGGCCCAGGCGCTTCTTTTTGTCTTGGCGTCGATGATGGGGAGTCCTGTAGTGCCGGTCGGCGCTTCGGCTACGGCGGCCTACGGCAGCGGCGGGCCAGGCTCGGAAGACCTCGCCGCCCACCTTGCCGGGCCACCTACGCCTCGCCACCTCCCTGTCTATACCCTCCCACCATCCCCAGCCGCAGGGCCGCATGTCCCGCCCCGCCGCGACCTATTGCCACCTTTTGTCACCCCTACCCCGCACAACGGAGGGGCAGCCGCCCCCCGAACCCCCCGGCAGGGCTACGCCCCGCACCCCCTTACGGTCTTTTTCTTTTTCGCTTCGCCGCACGGCCCCAACAGCCCCCCCACCACCATGTCCCGCACACACGCAGCAGCCCCGGCCGCACCCCCACGGCAGGGGCGAACGCCTTTGGCAGTGTAGCAGGCGGGTCTTCTTTTGTGTTTGGGCTGTAGTGGCGTTGGGATCCGTTGGCAATGAAGAGGGTGAGTGGTGTCTGACGGCAAAAACACAAGGGGCTAACGCTAACACACGGCAAGCGCAAAAAAACTGCGAATGGCCTATGTAGTGACAACCACTCCCCCGCCAACCATTCCCCGTAGTGACAAAAAACCCCGCTTGAACCATGGACGGCCAAAGCAGTTTTTTGAGCAGAGTGGGCGAAGACGCCCACCCATTTTTTGTCTTTGCGCAGCCGTGCCCTTGTGTTTTTGCCGCCCGCCTGCTTCCTGCGTCGGCGTCGTCGCCCTGTGCCGGGGGGCGGCGGCTCCGGGTCGCTGCTGTGTTGTGTGTGCGGTTCGGTGTGTGTGTGTCGGCGGGCGTGCGGTGTGGCCGGTTTGGTCCGGCTCGCTGCCGCAGGCGGTGCGTGGGGGGGGCGTCTCCCCTCTTCCGTTTCTCGTTTCTCTGGGGGTGTCTCATGTGCGCTTCTTCTTGCTCTTGCGGTTCTGCTGCTGGCTCTGCCTTTTCTTCTTCTCCCTCCGGTGTCGTTTCTGGTGTCGGCCCCGGTTGGGCTGGTTGCGTCGCCTGTGGCGACGTGTCCGCGTGTGTTTGCGCCGGTTGTGGCCTGTGTTGCGCGTGTGCCGGTCTGCCTCTGTGCGCAGCCTGTCGCCCCGTGCCGGTGGCCCCCGCTCCCCGTCCTGTGGTCGCTCGTCTCTCGTCTGTCTCTTCTGCGGTCTGGTCTGGTTTCCGGTCTGGCGGTCTGGCATCTTTTGCCGTCCGTCCGTCGCTCCGTGCCTCGTCGGGTTGGGTGGCTGTTCTGTCGTTCCGGTCTGCCGCTGCTGCTGGCCGTGCTGCTGGCCGTGCTGCTGGCCGCGCTGGTGTGGCCGTCGCCGTTCGGCGCGTGGGCCCGGTCTGGTCCGTGTCCGTGCCGGTCTCCCCGGTCTGGCTACCGTCTGGCATCTTTGCCGGGTCTGTCGGCGGGGTGCGCGGCGTGGCCGCTTCTCTTCGTGCGTTTTCGGCGGTGGCCTAGTGGTGGGCTTCTGCGGTTCCCGTTCCCTGCCTGGCGTTTTCGCCGGGCAGGTGGCCGCGGTGGTGGCCGCGGTCGCTCCTGCTGGCGTGCCGGTGGCTGTCGGCTGCGCACCTGGCGCAGACGCGCTTGTTCGGTCTGCTTGCCCGTCGGCTGTTGTTTTCCGCGCCGCTGCCTTTGGCTCTGGCCCTGGCTCGTTCGCTGCGCGGTCTGCGGCTATGGTGCGCGCCGTGGCAGCGTCCCCGTCGCCGGTGCTGGTGGGCTTTGTGTCGTCTGCCTGTCCTGCTGGCATCGTGCCCGCGGCTGGCTGGCGGTCTGGGGCTGCGGTCTCCGGTTCGTGGTCGTCCCTGGCCCTGGCCGCTGGGCTGGGGTGTGCCGTTCGTGTGGTCTGGTGTGGGCCCGGGCCCGCTGTTCTGCCCGCGTGGGCCGGTGGCTCTTGGCGTTCCGGTGGCTGGGCTGCTGGTTGGCCTGGCCCGCTCTGGTTTGGTTGGGTTCCCGCTGCCCTTCAGCCGGGTTTGTTTGGCTAATGATGGAGGCTGAGATGAGCCACAAAACATACTGCGAGATGTGCGGAAAGAAAGAGGCTGGGGGGGGGATGCGCTTTTGTACGCGCTGTCTTGGCGCGATCCTGTGCACCCCAGCCACGGATAACGGCGGGAGTAACCATCGGGGAGCCGTCGCCAACCTGAATCGGAAGGCGAAGCCGAAACCCTGGAAAGATGACTCAAAATGGACGATCCACTACCACGAAGAAGGGAGCAATTACCAATGACAACGCTCTGCTATTACATACCCGGTCAAACCCACATTGTCGACGCGATCAGCCCCGACAATCTGACACGCTATGGACGCAAAAGCCACCAGGAGATTCTAGCAGATTACCCGACCGCGCAGATACTCACGCTAGAAGCTGCCGCCGTCGCTATCGAAGCTCTTTTTGTACGACCGATTGCCGAAATTACAGAGGAAGAGTATTGGGAAATGGTGGGAGTTTTGCCGCCAGTCGGCTTTATTTCCCGCAACGGCACCAGTTTCAAAATGAGCGAACGTACAGCCGGAAATATAACCGGCATCTATGCCAACGTAGGCAATAGGTATTTCTGCTTGGCCGACTCAATTTTTACTCCGCACGATGAAATAATGCGCCGCGTTGCCGAGTACATCAAGTAGCCCACCCATAACGCAAAAGCCCCGGTCAGCGCTGCGAACGCCGACCGGGGCCAAACCCAACCCCAACCCGCTACAGGAAAGGATCGAAACCATGATACCCGATCACGCAACTATCACGCAAGCGCCCGATGGACTCTACCACTGGCAGATCATCCGCCCAGCCCGCGGCCACATCTCCACCAGTAGCCACGCATACCCGGCAACGCTCGACGCCATCCGCGCCGCCCTCGCCGTTGCCTGGTGCTACCGCCTGCCCCTATCCATCATCAGCCGCCGGGAGGTGACCCGATGATCCCCACCTGGCTGCTACTCTCCCCCCTTCTCACTGCCGCTATCACCACCCAGCCCGCCACCGGGGATCGGGCTGTGCGCGGTGCAGAAATCCTTATCTCCGGCAAAGTCCATCGCCTGGCCGACGACCGACACGGTGCGGATCACTGGCTGGTCTACGGCAGCGCCGCCCAGCCCTACGCAGTCAGCGTCGAAGAGGGTCGCTGCAATTGCCCAGACAGCAAACGCCCGTGCAAGCATATCCACGCCGCCCGCTTCGCGCTGGCCCTGGGCATCCAACCGCCCGACCCAGACGCCGATCTCTGGTCGCCCGTCGCCATGACAGCCGGGGAGATGCTGGACGCAGAAATCCAAGCGAAGCTCGATGAGTTGATCGCCGCCGGTGTGGAGGATGACGCCGATCTGCTGGTGATTGGCGATTGGGTTTGGATCGTCGGTAATCCCGACCCTGCGCTGATGGACGCGCTACAATGTCGCTGGCATGATCGCCGCAATTGCCACTATTGGCGGCCCATCTGGGCCAGCGTCGAAGCCTACAACGAAAACGCCGGATTGCCGGAACTGGCGCAGAAGTACGGAATCAAACGCCAGATCGCCCGGCGCGGACAATCCCAGCCCAGCGCCACCGACCTGGCCCTAATGCTCATCCCCAAGCTCAACCGCGACGCCGACGGCGAGCTATGGGCATAATCCATCCACCACCCCATCCCGGCACCGTGCCGGGATGGGCCAGACGCCGAACCCGAAAGGAAATCGAACCATGAAAGTCACCGACATCTACCCCGACAAGTGGTTGAAAGCCAATCACCTGCAGGGACGCACAATCACCGTATACGTTCAACTTTCGACCGTGCAGGAGGTCTTCAATACCCAGACCAAGAAAAAGGAACAAAAATTCATCCTACACTTCTACAAGGCAAAGCTACCCATGATCCTCAACAAGACCCAGGCGCTGGCGATGATTCAGATCACCGGCGAAGATGATAGCGACAACTGGAAAGGCCACTATATCGCCCTGGCCCCATCCGTCGCACCCAACGGGGAGGCTACTATCACGATCAGCAAGCCGGAGACAAAACCCACCGCCCAGCCAGACCCGGAGCCGGAAACCCCATATTGAAGCCGAGTAACCAAACCGCAGTAGCCGGGCAACCGCCCGGCTACTGAAACCCAACCCACCCGGAAGGGCAGAAAGAGGAGACGAACGATGATCAACGTAAAATTTGACCAATTCATAGCCTATGCAAAATGGCGGAGCCAAACCGCCGATCGAATGTTCTATGACGCGTGGCTTTCCGTTGGCTATGGACTGAAACGCCAGGACTCAGCGACAGTCACGCTCTCAGTGGCGAGACAGCCCGGCGTCCCAGGTGATGAGGAGACGACCAACGGCATTATCCAAAACGCGCTCGGTCTGGCAATGGCGAATCTTCCAAAGAACGCCGCGCCCAAAGACGCTTTCGCCTACATGGAACGCGCAGAGCAAGAAGACCAAGAGCAACGCGCTACCGCCTAATCTTCCCGCCCCGGTCATCCCCCGACCGGGGCCAACCACTGAAAGTAACCCCAACCCATGCCCTGGATCCGCATCATCCCCAAAAACACCGGAGGCGGCCGCCCGCCCGACGAACCTGCCGCCCCAGATCGCCCCGCACTGTTTCAGGAAGTCGCAGTCTGGCTCAGCGCAGTAACACCCACGCCCCGCAACCCACCCCGAATAGCACGGCGCCGGGAACAAAGGGCGAGGGCCTGTACTGCTACGATCCGCCCCGGCGCACCCCGTCGCCTACGCCCCAGGCAACCGCCCCACCACTCCTCTTTTCGCTGCGAATGTCCAGGCCCTGGATAGCCGGTCGGCGCTTCGGCGGGCGGCGGGCAGGCGTCGGAAGCCTAGCCGCCCACCTACGCCTTGCCACCTCCCTGTCATGTTCCCCGTCAGCCCCAGTCAAAAAGGCCGGGATAGGAGTCAACTCCCACGCCCGGCGCTCTTCCGCTCTTTCGCCCTACTGCTCTACCGCTTCCCCATACACCCTCTCCCTGCGCTGTATCGCCTGCACCGGCGTCACCTGTCGCCCGCCCACATCCAGGGGTGTAATCATCCACACCCGAAACGACGACCACACCGCCGCCGCATCCTGCAAATCCCCAACCTGTGCATCCCCAGCCAGGGGCGCAGCCGGGTCAGTCAGCAGCGCCGCCGTAAGCCGGGGAGAGGTAGAAATCAGCGCCTCTAGTCGTTGCGCATCGGCCAGCACATCCCGCATGGTTTCCCAGGCGGATTGCATAATCGCCGCCGCCTCCCCTTCCGGTGTCGTGGCCGTCTGGGTGGATGTCCGGCTGTGTCTGCGGATGACCGCGATCAGTTCCCGTTCCAAAGTTTTGTCCATCGTTTGCTCCTAACTACAAATGAGTTGCGAATTGCTGATATAGATAGCCCGGATTTCATCGGCGGACACGGCACGGGGCAGTATAGCCAAGTCATCCACCAATCCGTTAAATTTGTAGGTCGATGTGCCGCTGAGGTTGCCAACGTAGATAGAACCCGCCCACGGATTTGCTAGTGCCGTATTGCTCTACCGCTTCCCCATACACCCTCTCCCTGCGCTGTATCGCCTGCACCGGCGTCACCTGTCGCCCGCCCACATCCAGGGGTGTAATCATCCACACCCGGAAAGACGCCCACACCGCCGCCGCATCCTGCAAATCCCCAATCTGCACATCCCCGGCCAACGGCGCAGCCGGGTCAGAAAGCAGCGCAGCCGTCAATCGTGGCGACGTGGAGATCAGCGCTTCCAGCCGTTGGGCATCGGCCAGCACATCCCGCATAGTTTCCCAGGCAGATTGCATGACAGCCGCCGCCTCTCCTTCCGGCGTTGTGGCCGTCTGGGGCGATGTGCGTGCATGTTTGCGGATGACTGCGATCAGTTCTCGTTCCAGAGTCTTGTCCATTCGATTGCTCCTAACTGCAAATCGGTTGGCTCAGCGCTTGCCGATCAATTGATGACCAGAAAGCTGAATGCCGTTTCTGCGGTGACGGCTACCGTGTTGATTACAAATGACCCCGCCCCAGGTACAACGCTCGTAACCCTGGCCGTAGTGTCAGCCGTTGCAGGGACGGCAATCACAATACTGTTGGCCGTGACAAAGCTGTTTGTCACGGTCACTGCTGTTCCCGCAGCGGCAATGTTGACCCGACCCGCCAGTTTGTTGATTGTCTGGTTGCCCGTTGTGCCGACAGTTGTAATGGTCTGCGGCACAATCACATTGTCGAGCAACTCAACTTTCTGGGCAAACGCATGGGGTTGCTCCTGAAATGGTGTTCGCCTGCCTCCTCTAAATTCCTGTTCTAGTTGTGACTCCAGCGGCTCAGAATACACCCACACATCGCCGTCACCAGCACTTATCCCCAGCCCTGCGTACAGTTTCCCGTTGTAGACGCAGAGGGATTGCACTCGCTCAACGCCAGCGCCGAAGTCATTTGATAGCGCCCAGGTCGATCCGTCGAAAACCCACACATCGCCGTCACCAGCACTTATCCCCAGCCCTGCATACAGTTTCCCGTTGTAGACGCAGAGTGTTCGCACAAACTCAATGCCAGCGCCGAAGTCATTAGAGAGCGCCCAGGTTGTACCGTCGAAAACCCACACATCGCCGTCACCAGCACTTGACCCCAACCCCGCGTACAGTTTCCCGTTGTAGGCGCAGAGTGAGTACACAAACTCAATGCCAGCCCCGAAGTCATTAGAGAGCGCCCACGTCGCTCCATCGAAAACCCACACATCTCCGTCACCAGCGCTTGACCCCAATCCTGCGTACAACTTGCCGTTGTAGGCGCAGAGCGAGGACACATACTCAATGCCAGCGCCGAAGTCATTTGATAGCGCCCAGGTCGATCCGTCGAAAACCCACACATCGCCGTCACCAGCACTTATCCCCAGCCCTGCATACAGTTTCCCGTTGTAGAC